GTTGCGAGCGAAGCGGCTCCGACTGTTACCGGGTGGCACTAGCGGGTTTCAACTCCCGCGCAACCCCAAAGTGAGATGAGCGAAGAGATTGACGACGCCGTAACGGGCGGCGAAGGCGACGGCGCGTCGCTGCATAACGTGATTGCCGAGGCCGTGGCTGCGCAAAAAGCGCCACAGGACGAAGCGCCAAAGGAAGCCGCGCCGGCTCCAGTGGCCGAAGGCGAAACGGAAGAGAAACCGCCGCGCGAAGATGGCCGGGACGAAAAAGGTCGGTTTGCTTCAAAGGAACCGAAAGAACCGGAAGCCGTCGCGCCGGAAGCTGAGGAAGCGCCCGCGCCGGAAGAGAAAAAACAGGACTACGCCCGCGCCCCGCATGGATGGTCTGTCGCGGCAAAGGCGGCATACAGCGAACTGCCGGAAACGGTAAAGGAAGCCATTGCCAAGCGCGAGGAAGAGGTTAGCCAAGGCTTCGCGCGATATGGCGGGCTGAAACAATACGCGGAGATTGCCGAGCGCAACGGGACAACGCTTGCGCAGGCGGTCAACGATTACGCGAAAATCGAGGACGGGTTGCGCCGGGATTTTGTCTCGGGGATTGACGCGATTAACGCGCGTTTCGGTATCAACCCGGTCAAGTTCATACAGGCTTATGCTGCTCGACATGGCGTCGATTTTACCGGGCAGCAGACGGCGCAAGCGGGCTATCAACCCCCGCACGTCGACCCAGACGCCATAATCCAGCGGGCGACTGCTGCGCTTGAGGAAAAGTTCGCTGTTCGAGAGTCGCAATCGGCAATTGAGCAATTCAAGAACGACCCTCAAAACCAGTATTTCGAGAATGTGCGCGAAGATATGGCCATCCTGCTTCAATCCGGGAAGGCTAAAAATCTTCAGGAAGCATACGACCGCGCTTGCTGGATGAACCCTGAGATAAGGGCGTTCCTGCTCAAGTCTCAAACCACAAATGCAACGCCTTCAAATGCGGCTGCCGTTCAAAAGGCAAAGGCTGCGGCGAAGGCGGTTGGCGGCGCGCCGTCTCCCGGTTTCAACCCCGGAAGCCAGCAAGTCGACACTTCAAAAATGTCCATTTTGGACAACATCAAACACGCCGTTGCATTGCAACGCTAATCAAGGAATGTGAAAAATGGCTAGTCCTCTGTCGACTACAATTGACTGGGGCGATGTGGTTACGACCACGCTCGAAAATCGCTCCAAGGTTCTTGCGGATAACATCACCAACAATAACGCGCTGTTGATGATGCTGAAGGACCGTGGCCGCTCCAAATCGTTTGGCGGCGGGCGCGAAATCATGCAGGAACTGCGTTACGCGCAAAACCAGACGTTCATGTTTTACTCGGGGTTCGAGTTCCTGAACGTGTCTCTTAACGACACGATGACGGCGGCTCGCTTCCCGATTAAACAGGCCGCCATCGCCGTCACCATTTCGGGTCTGGAAGGTCTCCAGAACCGTGGTGAGGAAGAGATGATGAACCTCATCGAAGAGCGCGTTGACGGCGCGGAGTCGACGTTCTGGAACCAGATGTCTGCGGCCATCTATTCGGACGGCACGGGCTGGGGCGGTAAACAGATTGGCGGCCTTGCGCTGCTGGTCTCAAAAACGCCTACCAGTGGCGTTGTCGGCGGTATTGACCGCTCCACCAATGTCTGGTGGCGCAATCTAGCTATCAACGCAACGACTGACGCCAAGGGCGTTGTCACCTCGTCGAACATTCAGAAATACATGAATCAGGCGACGATCCAGCTCAAGCGTAATAGCGACGGCATCAACCTGGTGGTTGCCGACAACAACTACTATACGGCCTATCTTGAATCGCTTCAGTCCATCCAGCGTATTACGGATGGCGGAAGCTCCAAGCAGGGCACCGGCTTCACTTCGCTGAAATACTATGGCGCGGGCAAGGAGGTCGACATCGTGCTTGACGGTGGCCGTAACGGTCAGATTCCGGCGAATACGATGTATTTCCTGAACACGGATTACATCTATTACCGCCCGCACTCTGGCCGCAACTTCAAGGTCATCGGCGGCGACCGGACCAATATCAATCAAGACGCCATTGTGCGCCTGTATGGTTGGGCCGGTAACATGACCATCTCGAACAGCTCGCTTCAGGGCGTGCTTTGGCAGTCCTGATAGGAGGCGCGAACAATGACGATTGCACAGTTCAATACATATGGTCTGGGGGTCAAGTTTGGCTCTCCGACCGGGCCGATTGACACGAGTTACGGCCCGTTCCCCGAACACAAGTTCGGCGCGATTGTTCACGGTGACGCGGGCGGAACTTTTATCTGCGCCAAGTTTACCGCGACCAATAACCAGACGCTCAAGCAGGGCGACGTGATGTATGTTGACAACAACTTTGTTGCAACGCTCGCGGCGACTGCCGGTCGCGCTCTCGGCCTGAAGGTTGGCACGTTCTTCGTGGGCGGTAACTATGTGACCGTTCCGAATGCGACGATGTCGCCGTTCTCCTACACGTTCTCGCCGGCTGGCGATTATCTTGTGTGGGTTCAGGTCGATGGCGTGTCGCTGGTCAACGCGGCGTCGACTGCCTTGACGGGCAAAGTCGCCTGCACGACGACGACTGCGGGTCGTCTGGATGCGCCGACTGCGGGCGTTACGGTTGGTTCCGGCACGATTGGCGGCCTGTTCCTGCCGGCGACGAACTACACGTTCACGGCAACGACGACGAACGGTAGCCCGCTGCTTACCAATATTTCGACGCTTGTGGGTATTTACCCCAATATGTCGATTACTGGCACGGGCATTCCGGCTTCGACCACGATCACCTCGATTGAAGGTCTGCCGGGCGCATGGACGGTGCGACTGTCCGCCAACGCTACGGCGACGGCGAACACGATCACCATGACGTGCGCCGGCTATGTCGAGGCGTATCTCAACAACGCTTACATTTCCGCGCTGAACTAATCTTTAGCGCAGATTGACATGAAGGGCGGGGGATTTTTCCCGCCCTTTTTTATTGAGAGAGCGAAAGCATGGAAGATTTGGGAATGGCTACGCCCTTCGCCACGGTTGGCGATTTCGGGCAGGTCAATTTTGCCGAGATGAACAAGGGCGTCCAGCCTGTGTTCTTTGTCGAACCGGTTTACGACGCCAAACGCTCGGAAGTCGATGGCGTTCCGCGATACGTGGAAGAAGAGCGGGTGCGGATCATCGTGGCCGGCGACCAATTCAACGTAGCGGTGCATCCCGTCGACGCTGGGATTAAAGAGCGGTTCCCGGAACATTACGCCCGGTGGAAGGCGACACGGGAAGAGCGCCACATAGACGGGACGCCGCTTCGCCAATGGCCGTTGCTGTCTCCGGCGCAGATTGCGGAATTTGAGGCGGCGAAAATCTTCTCCGTCGAAATGCTGGCGGAACTTGCCGACACGAACGTGACGAACATTTTCGACGGTCGCCAGTGGCGCGAGAAGGCGAAAGCGTGGCTTGCGCAGGCCAAGGACGGCGCGACGGCGACGCGATTGGCTGCGGAAAACCAGCGCATGAAAGAGCAAATCGAGGCGCTCACGGCGCGATTGAATGAGATTGCGCCGGAATCTTCGGAACGTCGCGGGCCGGGCCGCCCGCCTAAACAGGTCGTCGCCTAATGCCTCTCCTGTCCATTATCCAGGGCGCTGCGCTGCGCTGCAATTTGAAAGTGCCGGCGCAAGCGTTCTCGTCGACCGATGAGAATGTTTTACAGCTTATCGCTTTCGCTGAGGATAGTGGACGGGAGTTAGTCGAGCGCGGCGATTGGAATGAGTTAAAGGTCAAGGCCACTGTCACGGGCGACGGGGTGTCGACGATATTCGCGCTCCCGTCTGACTGGATGCGGCTTTGTCCTTCCGACAAGTCTCCTGTCGGCGCGCTTGTGTCTTTATCGCGCCCGACGATCCCGCTGCGCGGGCCGGTGAACGATGAGGCGCTAAATCAGATTAAAGCGTTGACGGCGTTCCCGGCCTATCCTGTGTGGCGTTTTGTCAATCGCAATCTTGAGATTTGGCCGGCGCTTGCGGATAGCGAAGTCGTCTCGTTCTGGTATTTCACCCGCGCCTGGGTGATATCACCGCAGGGCATTCAATCGACGCGGTTCACGTCCGATAACGACGCCAGCTTGATTGACGAGGACTTGATTATGAAAGGCGCTATCTGGAAATGGAAGCGCGCCAAGGGCCTCGATTATCAGGAAGAATACGCGACGTATGAGCGCGAGTTCGGACGCCTTGCCGGGCAGCAAGACAATAGCC